TGGTCCAGAATCATTGCCTGGGCAAATGCTGGGCCGGTCGAAAAATTTATTACCGCGTTAATCGTCGGTTGAGCCATTAAATCGCCCCGGCGTAATCTAGGTTATTTCCAAAACGGTTATTATTCTGAATCGCTTTCTGTACTAAACGCGCGAACTCGTCGGTCGAGGTCGTAGTTATAGGAGCGTTAAAGTTTAAAACTGTATCCCCGCTCTGACCTAAATCTAAGCCGCGTTTATTAGGGAAGTCGGATCCCGGAATATCTATCGGAATCCCGTTTCCGTTATTAGTAATAATATCGAGAATCGGGACTATTTTTTCTAGATCTTTAATTAAGTTTCCGCCGCTTTTTCCGCCTGCGCCGTCCCCGCCACCTGGAATAAGAGTCGGAGGCCCGATTACTTTCGGAGGTACGACCGTAACTCCCGGAGGCGGTTTAGGTACGGGGACCGGCTGGCCTAGAGTCGCTAAATACTTATCTAGCGCCGCCTGCTTTATATTGTCTGCCGCCGTCTGCGCGGCGCTTATCTCTGCGATAGAGGCTAGGCGCTGGATTAGTAATTCCTGGTCCTGTAACTTCTGAGAATAAGTACTAAGCGCCGCTAGGCCTCCCGCGTATTTTATAGCGTCGTTATATCGGCCCCAGGCTTCCTGCTGAAGTCTAGCCTTTTCTTCGTCGCTTACTTTTAATTTAGAGATAGCGGCTAACTCCGCAAGTAAAGTCGTATTTAAAGCGCTTAACTGTTTTTCTGAAATAGTAGTTATTCCGGCAAGTTTTGCCATATCTGAGTTTTTCTGCCAGTCGGCAAGTTCTTTCATTTTAGCAAGAACTAGATCCGCGTCCCCTATCTGGATAGCCTGTAAGAGTTCTAACCGAAGGCGCGTTTCTTTATCTATCGACATTTTCAAGGCGGCCTGTAATCCAATCTGCTCTAGATCGAATAAAGCGTTTCCTTTAGCGAGGGTAGCCTTTTTCTTTTCTTCCGCTAATTTAGCCGCCGCCGCCGCTTTTTCTAACGCTAAACGCTTTTTTAACGCCGCCGCAGCGTCCCTATCAGATTTAGACAATAAACCTGCTTTCGTTGAATCCTGTCCACCCGTGAACTTACGCTTTGCCGTGGCTTTAGGTTGTTTAAAAAATCCAGAAGGATCACCTGCGACTATTAAATCAATATATTTTTGTGTAGCATTTATAAATTTTACTAACCAGGAAGTGGTTATGTCTACCGGGGCTAAAATTGCATTTTGTAATTTTGCTAATTCTGTTAATAATAAAGAAGTATCGGTGGCGGCTTGTTTCATGTCTGCGGCTAAATCTTTGATGCTTGTATTTTTGCTTAAAACCAACAACGCGTCGATAATTCCCGCGCCAAGGATTTCCTGTGCCTGGTTTGCAGCCTCTCCTAAAACTTGCATTTTACCTGCGTAAGTTTCTAAATATCTAGAGTTAGCCCCCGTAAATTGTTTATTTAATAAATAAGCAATTTCCTCAAAGGATTTGCTTTTTAATTCTGCCTGAGTTAATCCTAAATTATACTTTTTTAAGGATTTAGTATTTCCAACATAGGCTAAGGCTAAATCATTAGTAACTGTCGATATATCTTCGGTAGATCCGGCCGATACATCTAGGGCAAGTCTAAAAAGTTCCTGGCTTTTAGTAAGCGACCGAGTAGTAGTTAATAAAGGTTGAAACGCTCCCGCCAATTTCGCTCCGTCGATTCCGCTTACGGCAGAGATATCATCTAAAAATCTGCTTATATCTGTAGAGGCGAACGCTAAGCCTATATTTTTTACAACTCCTAATAGTCTTATATTTGCTTTTTCTGCTTCTCCCGCCGCTTTAACAGAGGCTTTAGCGTAATTAACTATCGCGGCCGCGCTTAAAGCGACTCCTAAAGTTCCGGCTAATTTTTTTGCCGTTTTAGTAAACTTAGTTAAACCTTTTTCGGCTTTTCCTAAAGCCTTTCCGTCGTATTCGGTAAGAAACTTAATCGCTACGGTCATTTTATATCGCCTCCGAACGCCTTAATCGCGTCGAGTCGTCCCTGCGTGATACCTTCAACGCGTTTCATACCGTCGATTATAGAACGAATAAAGCGACCGTTATCGGCTTCGACCGCTCGGAAGATTAACCGGCCTTCTTTCTTACCTTTAATCTGTCGCTGATTATCCTGTTTATCTATTTCGTCGATAAACCAGGCTCCCGCTTTAGGGTTAAGAGAGTGAGATACTTTACGATTACCCGGAGCGGCCGTGGGGCCTTCCCAGGGAAGACCGGTAGGGTTAATTCTTCCCGCCCATTCGTAGATTGAACCGGCGGCGGAGTTATTTCGTAATTCGTAGAGAGAACGAAAACCCCGAGAGTTCGCGCGGGAAAACCCTGTATCGTATTTTATTCCGCTTTTAACTTCTCCCGCCTGGTATAGCGGAAACTTTCGCGAACCTAAATTAGAAATATTTTTTAATATTTCGCTTTTCGTAGTAATAGTCCAGCCGTGAAGATTACGCGGAAGACTCGTAGGAGCGAAACCTCGCGCGGCGGAAACCATTACTTTTAGACGGTCCCGCGCGTCTTTATCGACTTCCTTTTTTAGATCCGGAGCGAACTTAGCGAGCGCGCGTCGAGTTTCTCTAAGACCTTTTACTTCGACCGGCACGGCGTACTCCTTCCGCTCTTTCTTTTATCACCTGTAAAACTGCGGCGAGCATTCGAGAATCCCAGTCGAGAATCTCGTTCGGAGAGATGTGAAGTTCCACTGCTAGTGAGGCCACTAGATATGTGAAAGATTCACGATCTATCCTTTTGGGTCTTCGTCGTCTATTACCTCGACGGATTCTAATTCGCGGAGAAACTCATCGCCGAAAAGAGGAATAGTAATTGCGGCGCGCCGCATACATTCCCAGGCCAACCAATAAATGTCGCCCTGGCGTTCCTGATCTCTAAATTGCTTATGAATACCGCATTTAAACTGTTGTTCAAACGCGTATTCGATAGCCGGAGTTATTTTTAAAGTAACGGCCTCCCCAGAGGCCCTAGTGATTTTGAGGCTTGCCATTTTTTTATCTCCCTAGAATGCGACGGTAGTAGAAACGGTTACGGCTGTATTAACGGTAAAAGATAGGCTAGAGGCTGCTTCGTCTGCTACGCCTCCAGAACCTACCGGAGTTAAATTGTTTACCAGAATCGAAAACTGATAAGTCGGATTGGTCGCCGATACTGTCGCAGGCGCGACGCCTGTTCCAGTAATCATTGAAACCGCTAAAGTAGTGCCGATAGCGGCGTTTAAAGTAGTCATAACCTGAGAGGCAGCCCAGTCGTTGAAGAAATCAATCGTGAGCGTGGCCGCTTGCAATCCGGCCGCAAATTTGTGTGCAGTATCACCCATTGCGGTGACTTCTAATTCATCGTAGGTCTGTGTTAAAGTTACGGCGCTCACATAGGAACTGATGTCGATACTTGGAACCGTAGGAGCGGCCGCAGTAGCGAGTTTAACTCCTACTTTATTATTTAAATAAATTGCCATTATTTTTCCTCATCTTTTTCGTTAGGAGCGGGTATCGCTTTTTCTGCGGTTTTTCCTTCTTTTATCTGGCCTGTCTTAATTAGAAAAGCCAAATCTTCTTGGTTAGTATCCATTTTTAACTCCAGTTCACTAGGACGGTTATATTTAAATCGGAAGTTAATAAAGCACCCGAGGCTACATCTAAAACGGCCGGAGCGGATACAGTACCAACATTGAAGACGAGAGAAGAGTTAGCGAGTTTATTAAAAACGGCCACGATAGTATCTTCTATTCCTGCGAGGTTGCCCTGATTGTCGAGCATGGGAACCGTTAAAATAATTTTAAACGAGGCCTCCGCCGAAAGCGAGTTCTGGGAATTATTAGTCGGCGATAAATATGGATCCGACGGAGCGACGATAACCGAGTTTGCGATAATAGTCGGAGGCGGAAAACTAAAAGTAGACCAAACCCCAGGATTATCTAATATAGCGGCGACGGTCGATCTAAGGGTCGTAATCGGAACGGCCATTTTATCCCACCATCGCAGAAGGCGAGGCGTACGGCGCGAGCAAACCACGGATTTTGCCCATAAGATTATTACCCATGCGATAGGGATTCGCGCTTAATCCGTCTACTGATACGCCGCCGGTCTGCGAAACCTGTCGAGCCTGCCAGACATCAACGGCCAACATCATCGCGGCTTCTCTTATCGCCGGCGTATTCGCATAACTATCCGTCTTATGTTCCGGCCCTAGCATATTTCCGTAAGGTAAAATCAAATGCTGAGCCTCGTTAGATCCTGTAATCGCGAACTGTAAAAAAGAATAGCCGCGAGGATAGTTATAAGGAAAACCCATAAATAAGTTATTACTGGTTATCGTATAAGGCCCGGTTCCGGTAATTACTCGCGTTCCGTTATAAGGCGAACCGCAGGCCGAAATCGTAACCGTCTGACCTATTACGAAAATCCCGGGAGAGGCGACGACTAAGGTCGCAACATTACTCGTAAGCCCAGAAGATACGACAGGAACGCGATTGAACCATAAATACTGGTTAATTAAATCCTGAGCCGTCTGGCAGACTTCTTCGACCGTAGGAGATGAATAAAGCGTGCCGATTCCAAGATTTGACCTTAATTCTGCTTCGGTTACATAAGTCGCGGCCACGATTTTCCTCTCTTTCTAAAGGCTCCCAGGGCTAGGGCCTCCTAACCCTGGGAGCGGCTTAGGGTTTATCTCAGGTTAAGTTGAAACGCTGGATACCACCGGAAACATTAACCATAGTGGCCATATAACCGTAGATAGCGACTTGAACCTGGAGATTGCTTACAACATTTACAGACATGTAAGCAGTAGGACTTTCAAAAACCGTAAAGGCTTCCGGAGAGATAATAAAGGCGCTCTCATCGATAGTCGTCGAAACCACGTTACGGTCTACATACAAGTCGAGGCCAAGCACTGATCCGCGAGCCGAAGTAGTAGCGGCGTTTCCGCCTGAGTTGAGAGGATTTCCGGCCGAATAAATCGGACGGCCTGTCGAATCTGTCGCGCCTAAAAGAAGCGACCATTGAGAAGATCCCGCTAAATAATTCTTAGCGAAATAAGAAGAAGCCAGGTATGCGGCTGGAGCGGCTTGCGAAATATAGGAGATAATTCCGGCGCTAGTCGCGGCTACTGCCGTAGACTGAGTTCCACCTGCGGTTAGAGCGGCGATTACTGCCGCGTCTGTGACCTTATCATAATTATTTTGCAATTCGCGAGTAATCGCGTCGAAGAAGCCGGGATCCGACCGCTCTAGCAATTCTATTGAAATTGTTTGCATTCCTGAATACTTGCTAACGCTAGATGTTAAATACGCGCTAACTGCGTCGGTATTATCGACCGCGCCGCCTTCTGCCTCTACTGTCACAGTTGGGTAAGTAGTGAATTTTGGACGATTTATTGTCATTCCCGAGGCCGGCAACGCTTGCTTATCGACGCACTCCATGGCAGGACGACCAAAGTTGCCCTGAGTAGAAACGATCGACTTTAGATACTGCGTAGGATTAAATCCGAGGCCGGCGGAAGAAAAATCATCGGCGGCAGTAATCCACAGTTTGGATTCTTCGTTACCCTGCGCGGCTAGGATTTTATGCTTTAGTAATTGTCCTGACGATGTAATTCCGTGCCGTACGCGCTGAGAATCTAGAGCGTTATAAGGAACGGCGGTAGTAGGGCGAGCGGCTTCGACTACTGGAGCCGGAACCACCTCGGGTGTTACGGCCTCGGGAGTAGTTTCCACGGGAGCCTCGCTTTCTGTTTCGGTTGATGGGTTTTCTGCGTTTTCCGTTTCGCTTTCGCTAGCGGCAACTTTAGTTACTATCGCGTTTTCGAACGCCGGTGATTCCACTAAACTGACTTCAATCAATTTAGCGGCGGTTACTAATAGATAACCGTCTTTAGGTAAAGAGGCTTCGACTTCTACGCCAACAGACAGGCCGGAAATAAGATCCTCCGCCGCGAGAGTTAGATAATCGGTTCCTTTACTGCTATTAGATATTTTAAACGATCCGTAAATGAAATCGCCTTCGTTACTAAAAGATTGAGCGCGTCCTATCGGATTATTTGGCTCGTGTTGCGCTAGCAACTTAACCTTAGCC